CCCTCACAGAACTCTGGCCAGGTGAGGCACTCCCTGGGATATGCTGATTGACCCAGACTCACTGTGGGGTAACCCAATTTCAGTGATTCACCTACTATGGCTGAGTGTGAGGCGATCACACATCTCCACTCACCCTCTAGTTGATCTTCTAGTCTACGCCTGATATTTCTAGGCTGCTTGGGTCTGAGGTGGAGGTCTAGCCCCTGTCTTTGGCATTCCCCCTGCACTCGTTGGATGATCTCACTCTGTGTGTGACCGTAATAACTGGGGCTCATTGACTCTGTGCTCAAGCACAACAAAACTCTAGAACCTCGACTACGATTCTCACGGAATTGTAATCTTTGATCCCAAGTGTGACCCAGTCGATCTGTGACTCTGTGCTCGTGTTCTGTGAGGTCTTGATCCCGCCCCAGATAGTCGCCAGGGAAACAGCCACGGAATACCAACCTGCACCAATTCTTGCCTGGCTGGTCATGCGGCGGCGTTTGATATTCAGGTATTAGGCAGTTGTCCCAGAAATACCATTCTGTGTGGTCAGGATAATCTCGGGGATGTGTGAACTCAGAGCCATAATGGCAGCCCTTGTGTATGATGGGTCTCAGGGTGTTGACCTGTGAGATATGTTGGCTGTGTTTGACCTCAGAGGGTTCATATGGGTATCTGACACAACCACCCCATTGTTGGATTCTCAAAGGCCTTAGGCCAGTGCCCTGGTCTTGTATTTCAAATGGACCCCATCTGAATCCACTGTCGTAGTCTCGGTTCATCAGATATTTATGGGCACGGATCTTCGCAGGGTCGAGTTGTTGGCGTTGGGTCGTTTTCTGTCATAGTCTCTGGGTCCTCAAGGGGTTTCCCTTGAAACCCGTAAAATGAACTTCGAAGACTCGTTGCCCTCGTCTGCTCAGTTCATTTTACACTTGTTCCCGCCAAAGAGCAAATCAAAGATCACCAATTGCGTTTATCAAATGCGCCTAGGGCGCAGCCATCGGCTCATTTGATAATAAGCAGGGCGGATCTGATCCGCCCTTTTGTTATATCTGCGTTATCTCACAGAACCACAGTCCATATCATTGATCTGCGAATGCCATATCCATAGTTTAGCAACACGCATTTTTTTTGCGTGAAGCCCAGGACGCCATCGTTTATCATGTTTATACCCTTGGCTGCGTCTGCCTCGTGTAGACCGCAATTGATTCCCTGCGTCCGGCGTTATGTGTTTCCACTTCCTCAGAAGGCTACGCACCGCATTCGACTTTAGGTAATGTCTTACCATGGTCTAGGATCACTGTCTACATCGTGATTACTCACGGGTGGGTCGTGTTTTAACCCCGTTGATTAGAGCCTTTGAATTGTGCCTTGACGTTTGCCTTCTCACAGTTACTTAGTCTCAGTGAAGTCAGGGCAGAGAAAAAGTGGTTTTGGTCAAGACAAAGGGCTGTGTTTCCACAGCCCCTGTCCATACTTCAGTTTTGAGAATGTCACAATCACCCTAGGCGTAGATGACTGCTTTTGGCAATGCTAGAATTGCTCTAGCATATGTATTTAGTCTCGATTCGTAGACCGGGTGTTATTTTAGGCTCTCGCCATCGTTGTCTACAGGCATGGCAACTCCATTCCCAACCCCAGACCATGTTCACCAATATTCTAGTCATGTCATAGCCTGTGTGACTGCATCTAGGACAACGTTCACTTTTTAGTTCCACGAAACGACGATAGTAATGATCACGGTTGAGACCACGACGATCCAACTCAGCCCACGAATCACATGGACCAAATGTTGATACTTTTGATCTATTGACACTTCCAGGTCTTCTTGCCATTTTTGCTGATCCTTTACAAACTTTTCAAATTCTGGTATTCTCATATTCTACTTATTCAATTTAAGAATCATATTTTATAAAGTGAGCAGTTTATCCTAGGTTTACGGCATCACTAGAAGGGTTTTTTCCTGGCCTGTAGATGGAATTCACTGAACTAGCCCAGATCATATACTCTTGGTGCTGGCTGCAATCTAAAAAGGCCGTTAGAATGCCATATTTTATGTAACTGAAATTTCTGCACCTAATGCAATCCTATACCAGATTGCGTTGCCGGAACTGTCAGTTTCACCTTTTGAAACAGCCAAACAGGCTGAACCTGCGGCGCCATCTGAACAATAGGCTAGATCACCGGCCGTGGCAGTCAAGGCTTCCAATTGTGCCACAGTTCTAGGTGTGAGATTAACAATATTCTGTATGGTCATCCTACCGGTAGCAGGAGTGATTGTGAGATCATTAGTGGCTGAACTGATTAAGGTGTTAGGTAATATGGTATTAGGCACCTTACCACCAGCATCAAGACCTGCAACACCATTGGCGGTGTTGCGTCCATTTATCACTGCCAATAATTCGACTAGTGCGTTATAAAGTTCTACTCTGGCCTGACTTGGATCGTCAGTGGCCGAGTTAAGATGATTTGTTGTGACGTTTGCGGCTGTGCCCCATCCCATTTGATATTCTCCTTATGCTGTTTCTATACCACGAGTGGTAATCTGTAATTTTGGTAGACCTTGTATGAATACATCTACCCGTGCATCTATGCTTTCTCCATTGAGATCGAAACAACGAATCACTGGAGGATTTTTGGTTACTATGTTTACTATGATGGCATTTTCTTGAAACACATAATCATCGGGTATTGCATAGACTCGATCTTGAAGCAGACCAGAACTATAGGTTACACCACTCTGTTCTGCAGTGGCCACTAATACTTCAACCATACCTACTGAACTAGTGATAGGTCTAGCATCTATGGTTCCACCTAATGTTTGTGTATTGACCGCACGACTGAATTCTGTAACCTGTTCTTTTTGATAGGTTGTGTTAGGTATACCACAATTAGGAACTGGGGTGCTAGAATCAGTAGCCACAGTTATCAGGAAACGATAATATCTTCCTGACACATAGGTATAGGTAGTTCCTGCTACAAAATTTATTGTAGTTTCTTCTCCACTAAATGAACCGGTATTGCTGATCTTTAGTGTTACTGTTAATTGTCCTTGATAACTTAAACTCAGCAATGGTGTCCTGAAATCTGAACTGCCTAGGTCATCATCCACCTGCAATTGAATGCTGTTAGGACTAGGATTCCAACTGGTCCAACTAGACCAAGTAGCATAAGGAGAACTGCCTAAATCAACCCAATCGGTATTGTCAGTGGGGAAAAATTTCCCACCTTCTCCTTGGTATCCTGATGTTATTGTAATTGTGCTCATGTCAATAAAGGTAATGTTATACCGGTTGCTGTTTTATAATTACTAACTGAAGCAGTGACAAAATTGTCTGCACCTCTAACCATAGAAACCCATGTTGTACCGGTCATCTCACCTAGATATTCTGGTTTAAATTCTCCTATGGCAAAAATCTTAAATTTTATCAATTGACTAGATCCTTGGATGCTGGTAGGAGTCAAGGTAGAAGGTAATTGTGCATTGATGCCGGGTTTGGTAGTTGGATTAAGTGTCTGAACAATGTTCTGCACACAGGTCCGACCATCAGCATTGTCTATGCCACCATAATATCCTCCACCTAAACCATTGGTATTGGCTGTCCAACGCATTCTCGGCATACGATCTGCTACCTGAGTCCAATGTAGACTTTGAGGTTTGGTAGAACCTGCACTAAACCACTGAACTGTTTCTGAATTTTCTAGATCCATAACAAATTGTTCGGTGACATTGCCTGGCAATGATCTTTCAAAACCAAATTTCGTAGTGGTCCCTCCACTGACAGCAAGAGTGTAGACAAAGACCAAAAAGTCATTGTTTTTATATTTGCCATTGTTAGGATCTGTAGGTTTGCTGGTGTCATGATATCTATAAGTGATAACCGGACTCATTTTATAGGCAAAATAACTACCAGAACCTCCCTGAACTTCGTTACCTATGGCTGGACTATGTCTATCAACTCTACAGTCTACACCAAAACTGTATTCTGCAGTTCTAGAATAGAATGCAGTAATTTGTTTACCTGTGGCACCATTGCTGGGAGGTGCATAGGCTTTGCTTCCACTGATTGTAGACCAACTGGTTGCACCTGATGGAATAACTTGATGGAATATAGGTCCGAGATAAAAATTATTATTAGTGCTGGCCCCTCTAGTCAAAAATGGCCATGCCTGTTGTGTCGCCCCTGCCTGTGCACCTAGACTTAATCTAAAATATGGCATATAGATTTGACTCATTGTAAAAGCAGTCACGGTTGTGATAATTGGTTGAGGAGTTGGAGCAGGTTGGCCGCCGGGATCTCCAGGTAATACAATATCTCCTGGACTAGGAGGTGTTGGCAACGGCAATACACCTGGATTATTAGGAGGAAATGTAAAGGTTGAACCGAAATTTGGTTTTATGTCTGAAAACGCAGGATAAAAGGCATTATCATGTTTGATACATTCTACTTCAATAGTGAAATCTGTGTTAATTTTCATGCTGATAATTCGCATCTTTTGATTGGTCAAAACAGGAATTGTAGTCGTAACATTCAACACATCTCCTACTGTGTATTGATAACCTGTTTTAGTCAATGTAAAAGTGTAGATATCTTGACTACGACTTTTGAATAAAATTCGTCTAGCCATTTGTTCAGCCTGCCAACTATAACCAATACTGTTGGCAGATAATTTAAGATTCTTAACTCGATTGCCATCTTCTGCCACAAAAGCATTAACAACAAAAGGATTATCTAGAGGATAGGTTTTGCTGGTTGCTAAAAAACCACTGCTGACATCTATATAATCAACGGTCACAGAATTATATTTGACATCTGCACTTGGTCTGATTGCCGAAATTGCGTCTAAGATATCTGCATCTGTAATGTTATAAACGGTACTAGTCTGATTTTCAATGCTGATTCTATATTTGCCATTGGAATAAGTCAAGATAATACCAAAATCCTGTTTTATAGCATTGAGATTGTTCAAAATAGGTTGAGTTGTGTCTAGAGTTATAAAACTACTCCATATTGGATAACCTGTAGATGTTGGATTTTGTCTGACCAATGTAGTTTCAATGTAATCATAAACAGTTTTAAAACTGGCAAGATCGATACTGCTATCTGCAATGCCACAACCATATCTACTGGACGTCATATAATCCAATAAATGATTAACTGGATTGAAATCGGTGCTGATAGTTGAACTGGTGAATGCACCTGAAGTTATATTGGCACATGATCTTGTTTTCATTCCAAAAATATCTACAGTAACCTTAGGTAATGCTGAATAAACACCATCTCGATAAACAAATTTTAAAACCAAATAGGCTGCGTTTTCATATATAGGAGGTTTTAAAGTAGTTACATTGTTATAAACTTCTTTGAGTAAAGTTGAGGCAATGTTACCTGATCTACCATCGATATATTCCACGGTTAACAATTGATCTGCTACTGCACTGGTAGGTCTAAACTTTTGACCTGGTTGTGGCAATGTCACGGTATTATGCACCAAAGGTCCTACACTTACACCGGGATTATCAAAAAATACCTGAATACCATCAACGAATAAACGATACACAGGACCTAATTGTCCTTCTCCGAGACTGATTACCATATAAAGATTATTGGTATTGCCAAACTGTGTGCTAAGAAAAAGTATAGGACCTTCTACTCTTTGTAGGCCATAAATTACAGGAACACTGAGATTAGGATTATAATTCTGTTGAACCTGCACGCCGACAAATTGTTGACCATTGTTTTGTAGTTCTTGGAATAATTGTGCTTGACTGTTTAACCAGTCATTGGGCATTTGAATCAAATTCATATTCTGATATTACCCCAAAAAATAGTCTGACCACTAGGAGGTTGGCTCAGTCTAGCCAATGTTCTACCATTGGTATTATTAAACTGACTAAAATTATTTGAACATCTAAGAGCCACTGTTTGTGTTTGTTTATTACCAGATATTTCTAATCCTACAAGGTTACCGGAAAACATAAGGAATCTAGCAGTGATTGACCCTGTTGAGGTATCTTTGTAAACCTTATAAATTTCTATTAAGGTAGAATATTTGGTATTGATATCTAGTGCTGTGATCAATGTAGATGTTAATGTTTCAAACATAATGTTCACAGTCTGTGGTGCAACTTCATATCTTTCTTCAGCAAAACTGAAATCACTGACATAACTGGCAGCAACATAAGTTCCATCACCACCTACCACTGTATCTGCTGGACCTGTGGTATATCTTAAAGTCTGCAAAGTAGAATAAGTTACAGCAGTTCCAGCAATAGAATAATTTCTAGTTGTGATTTTAAGATGTTCTTCCGTGACATAATTGGCAGTGGCCAATGCAGAAATTTCACCTGCACTCAGACCTCTGGTCATGTTAATACCTCTTGAAGTTCAATTGAAAAACTAGGATACAAATCAGCACCAATTTGAAATTCATTGATGTCATTGGTGAATCTTACACTCATTGAGACATTATCTGCGGTTACTGTATGAGTGGTTGCGGTAACACCCGACCTCAAGGGTGTGGTTAATGTTATGGTTCCATTGGTGGATGTTATCGAAACATTTGAAGCCACTGAATAGACCTTGTTGTGATTACTGAAACGAATCAGGTCCCCGGCCTTTAAAACTATAGATCCATTTGGTGCACCACTGGCTGTAATAGGCACACTGGTAGCACCTGCACTGGTTGTAGTTCTTACTGCAATAGAGTAAACAGCACCGGTTCGATCACCGAGATAATCTGGTAGGGTTATGTCAAAGGCAGTAAGAGGTCCTCTCATTTCATCTATAAATGCCAGCAATTGCCTTTGGTCAGATTGTGTAAGATTTTCAAAATTAACTGTCAACTGATAATATTGAGCACTGAGGCTTGATCTTTGTTCAAGTCCATTAATGGTTGTAGTGACTCTGGTAGGATTTATACTACGCATTGACATATTGGCGATTGGTAAACTTGGAAATGATGGCATTATGCTAGACTCCTACCTCTTTCTTGTGTTGCTGTTCTTATCATATTAGTTATAAATTGACGTTTCTCTACCAACATTTTTTCTACACTGGCTCCATCAATAGCATTGATTGTAAAGTTAACATTCACTCCACCGACACCATGTGCTTTGACTCCTAATTCGCCATCTGGTCCTGTGGCTAATGGCATTATTGCTTCTGTGCCTGCTTCTCCACCAATCGCCAAACTAGTCCTAGTAGTGAACATTGTAGGTCTATTGATTATGCCACTGTCAAAAGCAAGGCCTTTGCGGCCGAACTCTCTAGGAACACCACTACTCAAATAATATAAAACGGTTTCTTTGTCGCCAAGTTGGTTACCTGGAAAAACAGATCTTGAATATTTGTTCATAATACCAGGTAGATTCAATGGACCTTGAAATAATATTTGGTATCCGGTGGCGGTTCTTTTTGTGAAATCAGTAATTTTGTAATTGCCTGGGTTCAATAGATCCTGGCCGAATCCATAATTTTGTGTGGATGATATGAATGCTGAATATCCTTTGTCACTGGCCGCCATCGCCTGACGTTGTTGACTTGCAGCCGCATTGGCCTTTCCGGCTGCTTTAGAACCATCCATGTCTAACCAATCTAATAATCCAGTGATTCCTTTGTAGGCAAGATATGCTCCCCCTGCCACAATACCAGCACCACCAATAGAACTAGCCAACGATCCTAAACCACTGGCAGCAGCCGATCCTGCGGCTGCGGCACTTCCAGCAGCCGATCCTGCGGCTGCGGCACCACCGCCAAAGCCAAGAGCACTACCAACACTAGACAACACACTAGATATACCAGTAACTTCACCTATCGTAGAAACTACACTACCAATACTTGAAACTACACTACCAAGTCCGCCACCAACACTACTAAAGATGCTACCTAGTGTTGATCCAATGCTGCCACCAAATCCTGAGAATAGATTAAGAGCACCTGATATGAAATTTTGAATTATACCTAATCCACCTGAAAAAATATTTGAAAGGATATTAGTGATTCCTCCCAAAACACTACCTGCCGAATTAACAAAAGTTTGTATTAACCCTCCACCTTCATTCTTGAAGATACCTACCTGTTGTGCGGCTGAACCACCTTGACCAAAGATACTGGCAAATATACCACTGAGACCGTTCATTTCTCCAGTGGCACCAGTTCTAAATCCTATCACATATTTGATGAATTCAGCAAAGGCCTGTTTGATAATTGTATCTATGTCAACACCAAAAACTAATTTAACAGTATCTCTAAGAATACCAAATTCTTTGGAATTCAATCCTGTGAACTGTTGAATTTTTTCTGTTAAGACTCCATAAAGATTACTATATTCACGGGCTGTGTTTTCTCTGTAATCTCTTTCAATCCTTCGACGGATCGCATCATAATCTTCTTGATTTTTTATCAAGCCATCATTTTTTGCAGTTTCAAGTTCTAAGATAGCCTTATTGTATTTGCCTACACTATCTAATTCAAAATCTCTCTGTTGTTTGGCCATATCATCAAATCGTTTGCCATATTTGATACGCATTTCTTCGATTAATATGTTTTTAGTTTCTTCTGATTTGATTAGACCTGCATTAAATTCATCTGTAATTCTTTTCACTTCGGCCTGAAATGCTTGTTCTGCAGTTAATTGGCTGATTCTAAATTTGTTGGCTCTTTCTTCATTGGCATTTTGATATTGTTCTTTGAGAGCCGCCAATACTTTTTGATATTGTTCTTCATCTCTGATTGCACCATCTCTATAGTCTTTTTCAATTTTTTCAACCTGAGCAGTAAAAAGATTTAGACCTTCAAGATTTTTTGATCTTGAAGTTTCAATAAATCGATCATATTCTTCTTGTTTGCGTTTTAGATCATCTGCTAGTTTTTTTCTTTCGTCTGTTTTTTTCTTTTCTTCTTCAACTTGATAAGCCAATGCACGAACTTCTGCATCAATCGCATCTCGGCGTGATTGACTAATATCATTTAAGGATTTACCGGTAGCCTTGGCTTCTGCGGCCAGAGCCTTGTTGACAGCAATTTGTATATTTCTTTCTTGGCTGTCTAATTTTGCTAATTCAATTTCTCTTTTTAATTCATCAATATATTCTGTATAGGCATTGGTTGTTAATTTTGTTGCTAGGCCATTTTCCTGCATGAGTCTACGCATTTCATTTGACACAGGTGCCGCAGTTCTATTGGCCTCGGTTAATGCATTTGTGGTATTGGTCAAATCTCTTTGACTAGCACTGGCAGTTTTTGCACTGGCATCATAGGCCTCTACACTTTTTCTATATGCATCAAATGGATTTTCTAAAGCAGTGGCGGCCTTGACTGCGGCTACGAAACCACCAATGGTTCTTATCAAACTGCTGAGTGCGGCTTCGGCGGCAGTCACTATAGGTTTTAAGATAGGTCCTATTACATCAGCAAATGCTATTACTGCGGCGGTGGCCAATCCTACCGCAGTAGCCACTGGTGCAAAATAAACTGCAAGGCCTACCAATGCGGCACCTACAATTTTTAGAATAGGAATTAAATTTTCTGCATTTCTTGTAATATGATCTATGGCTTCAACAAACCTATCTGCCATGCCACTAGAATCTAAAAATTCTCTTCCTAATCTAGTAAATTCGTTGGTCATTACAGTCAAGGCCTGTTTGACTGTTGTAGAAGTTTGTCCTAACTGTCCTTGTAACTGTGGCAATGCTTCTGTCAAGGCCTGAGCAACAATTTTAGCATTGATAAATCCATCACTGGCTAATTTTTTTAGATCTTCTCTGGCAATACCAGTTTGTTGGCTTAGAACTTCTAGAACTTTAGGAACTGCTTCTGCTATGCTACGGAATTCATCTCCCTGTAGTTTACCAGACTGCATTGCCTGTGCGAATTGTGTTATTGCTCCTGAGGCGGCATTACCACTAGTGCCTGAAATGGCCATTGCTAAATTAAATGCTTCTACTACCTGTGTGACTTCTTTACCAGTCTTACCAATTACTGACTGATTCTGTGCCAATTTACTGTAAAGGTCTACATTCTCTGCAATCGGTGTTCTAGTTCTTTGTGCGATATCAAACAGGTCTTTGAATGTACCATTTAATTCTTCTTGGCTTTTAGTTACTAACTTAAGCCTATTGTCCATAGTCTGGACATTGTCAACAAAGTTTAATATTTCTCTACTGGCCAACGCAGACGCAAAAGCCAATGCGGCAGTCTTAAGACCATCCATGGTCCTATTAAGTGTAGAGGCTTTGTCATCTATACTAGATAGATTTCTCTGTATGTCACTGAAACCTGACTTAGTTTCATCTATCAGTCTAACGACTATACTTGCGTCCATTATTCGCCCTCATTGTTTTTTCTCTTCTCTTACCCTCTTGCTGATAAAATGCCGCCCACATTATCAATTCAAGAGTAGAGATTTCCATAATCTCTTCTAATGTCTTACCGAGTTCTTTGGCCAAAAACATAATAAACCATAGATCTCGGTCTGCAATTAGTTTTTTTCGACTTCCTCCACAGTGGGTAAATCACTGCCATTCAAGACCCTGGCCAATTGAAGCACAACTGTAGGATCGGCTTCATTCATTAAAGCAGTCTTATCATAAGGACTGAATATAGGTTTGCCTGCCTCATCCAATGCCTTGATAATAATGGCTTCAACTAAGGCTTCTACAGATTTACCTGCATTAGATAATTCAACAATCTTGGCTTCTTGTTTCAAAGATGTTGTGGTCCTATAATAAACATCCATTCCCCATTCTTCTACATAATGCTTCTTAAGTTCTGCATTAAGTTTTGTTTGAAAATGTTTTGTTACCCGATCAATTGCGGATTTTTTCTTTACTTGAACTTCTTCTGTCATTTGATTATCCTCTTAGTTTGATTAATTGTAGCCTGTATGGCTTGTTCTACGAATCCTCGTGGTGCTTGTTTACTCCAACCTCGTTCCAACCTTTCAATATAAGGAACTTGATTTTCTACAATCTGTTGATTACCATAATTTCTTTGCTGCCAGCCTCTCCTTGCCTGTCCAGTGTCAATAGGTGTTCTAGGAACAACCTGTCTTTTGAATTCACTGGCAATAAAGGATTGGAACTGAAGTATTTCCTGCTCCAGTTCCTTTCCTACTGCATTGAAGTTTTTGACATCAACAGAGATTTTCAATTACCACTTCCAGTTAGTTACTGTAGGTGCACCTGTTCCTTGGAAATCAACAGTGGCAGTCATTAGACCATCGAAACTGTTGGTTACAGAGAAACTGGTTACAATCACATTACCTACAAATTTGGCAGTTGTGGTATTGGCTGAATCGGCATAGAATTCAACTTGAACAGTTGCATCTGTATCTGGATTTAAAGCAGTTACAACCACTGCGGCTTCGGAATCATTGTATACGATTTCCATATTGCCTGTAAATGATTGCAGACCTTTTAGAAAGGTTCTATAATCATCGCCCATTGCGGTGCTTTCTACTGTTTCACGATTAACAGTTACCGACCATGATCTTACGTCAGCCACTGCTGTCAGTGTGTCGGAACCACTCTTGATCTTTACGGTTCCATTACTCCCTTGATAATTTGCCATTTTATGTCTCCTTATTGGTTATCGGTTGGCATTGAAACGAGAGGTGCTTCCCAATCGGGTTCCTCTCTTTTAACATCAGCCGATGCCTCAACTTTGACCTTGGGCAGGCTGATTTTTTTTGGAGCAGGTTCAGCAACCAACTGCCAACCTTGTTCCAAAAATCTCTCTATTCGATCTTGTTTGACCAATTGACTCTCGCCATTTTTAAAAATAGTTACTCTACTCATTAGGTAGTCCCCCTTGTATATTTGTATTCAACTTCTACAACTACTACGACTTCACCTAATGGTGCTAGTCTATCAACAGGTAAAATCTGTCTTACCTGCGTCCTCATTGAAAGATTGGCAGTTCCACGAAGACGATCCGTGTCCAGTGTTTCTTCGATTCTTTCAATGATTTCATTTTTCTTTTTATCTAATTCTGTGCCTCTCACAAATGCACGAATATTATAGGTTATAACACCTTGGCGGCCACGCATGGAAATGTCTGTTCTAATTTCTTGGCCCGATTGCACTAAGATTGCAGGATATTGAGATATGGCTAGTTTTTCCACATCGAATGGTTCACGATTTACGAGAATAGGCTTGGGATCGTTCATGTCCCTGAGAACATCAACGATGTTTTCTATAACTGATTCACGGATGCTCATACTTTACCTCTTTAGTCTGAGGAAGTATTGAGGTACCTTTTCTGCGTCGGTGATTGTGCCTGAACTGTCAATATCGTATTCCACACCATCACGGATCACCATGTCAATTTCTTCCGCATACATTTTTTTATAGTAATCCAATTTTATTTGGAATACATCCATGGTAGGTTCAAATTTAGAAAGGCGAGGGTATATGTAATAGCCAAGAGCACAATAGACTGCGGCTCTGGTGAATTGACTATCAGTTAGTTTGTTAGCATCCATTTCTGCATTGGTGCCGATAATTGTAATATCATATCTTCCAATTTGATTACTCGGCCACCAATTAACACGAAGATATCTTTCGACATCTGCCTGTGCTTTGGTCAATGCATCATTAAAATTCTGGATGCCAAAATTTAAGATATCAGGTTCATATTCCTGAATATCCGATATGGTCGCAAAAGCCATTCTGGGCTCTCCTGTAAGTCCTACTCAAGGGTAATGTATGGGAAGTCCTTCTTCCACATATGATATTTAGTCGGTCACAAAAAACCCACCTTTGGAAGGGTGGGTTTTAGGGCTCCCGAGGTAGTGACAGGCTACCTCATATTAGAATGTAAGGATAATCTAGGTAGCCAAATTATTTAAGTCAAAAAGAAGGGGCCAATAGGCCCCTTCTAGTCTAATCTATGATTAGTTTGCGATAGAAGCATCAGTGATGATCTTAACACCGTGTGCGTCGAATAATTCGCCAACGGCATAGGTCATACTTGCAACAATTTCTGTTGCTCTCAAAGAAGCATCTCTCTGTGTTTCAAGAGTTAGATCTTTCTTCAAGCAGAATGCTAGAGCATCGGCGTGCATAACTGCACCTATATATGCACCTGTGGAAGTACCAGTTACCACTGCACTTTCAAAGATGTCTACGCCAAACAGACGACCAATGTAACCACCACGTAGGACTTCGTTGCCTAGGTCACTTAGTGCTGGAGTATTTGCGGCACCTGCATTAGCCAATACCTTGCGTAGGTTGTAGGTCTGATATGGGTGGAATACACCAATATAAGGACCAGTTACAGAATTTGCTCTTAGAGTTGCAATAGCACCTAAGATATCATCTGGAGTTAGTTCTGTACCAGAACCACCACCTATGCCACCACTGAAACCAGTGAATAGAGCAGCAATGTCTTCGTCAATCTTCTTGGCAAGAGTTTCACCAAGGATACGACCAATTGCGGCTGCTGAATCATCAGCAGTAGAATCACGTGCTGTGTCAGTTAGAGTAGCCATAACTGCCTTTTCAGTGGCAGTGAATG